GCACAATAAAGGAGGCTTACATTATGGCATCATTGGCTGAAATAAGAGCGAAGTTAAAATCTCAAGAAGTGAATCGCTCCACTTCCAACACAGGCGGAGACAACGCCATCTACCCACACTGGAATATATCAGAAGGTTCTGAAGCAGTAGTTAGGTTCTTGCCAGACAAGGACGAGACAAACACATTCTTCTGGACTGAAAGGAACATGATCAAGTTACCATTCGCAGGTATCAAAGGTCAGACTGATTCAAGACCGGTGACAGTGCAAGTACCGTGCATGGAAATGTATGGGAAGACTTGTCCAGTACTAACAGAAGTTAGACCGTGGTTCAAAGACAAGAGCATGGAAGACATGGGCAGAAAATACTGGAAAAAGAAAAGTTACATTTTCCAAGGTTTTGTCACAACGAATCCATTGGCAGAAGACACAACACCTGAGAATCCAATCAGAAGATTCATCATTGGACCTCAGATCTTTAATATCATTAGAGGGGCATTATTAGATCCAGAGATGGAAGAAATGCCTACTGATTATGTTAAAGGTGTTGACTTCAGAATCACCAAAACTACAAAAGGTGGTTATGCTGATTACTCAACATCAAAATGGTCAAGAAGAGAAAGAGCGTTAGACGAGGCAGAAAGAGCCGCAATCGACACGCATGGTTTATTCAACCTAGGTGACTTCAGACCAAAAGAGCCAACCGAGGCAGAAGTGAAAATAATCAAAGAGTTATTTGAGAAATCTGTCGAAGGTGAGGCTTATGATCTTGAGCAGTACGGACAGTACTTCAGACCCGCAGGTATGGCTTACCAGGCCAAACCACAGGTAGCAGTACCAACAGCATCGGCTCCAGCAGATGTTGAACACACACATGACGATGGCACAAAACATAGTCATCAAGGTGGTGATCAACCTCATACACACGAGGCAGAAAAACCTCAGGCGGCACCGGCAACGGCGGCCCCAACTGGAGATAGTGCCAAACGGGCAGAAGACATCTTGAAGTTGATTAGATCAAGACAAGCAAAATAATCTGACAAATGTTATATACGATTGATGGTAAACCCGCTTTCCGTATAAACCTTTATGATCACACCGTTGCCAGTAAATGGAAAAACTTAATTGAATCCATTTACGTTGGTGACGGTGAGGACATAGATCACGTAAGAACATTTTTTAGTTTACGTTCACATGACGAAATTAAGGAAATACTATTAAAGGCAATAAAAAACATAAACACTTTTTTGAAGACAGATTTTATAAAGATGCCTTCCAAAGTGGACTGGGAAGATCAAGAATTATACAACAATTTGCACATGTCTTTTGAAAAACTTGCTGGAGAATTTGATAATCCAACTAAACTAATGAAAATCGCTCCTGTCCATATACAGGAAAACGTAAGAGATTTGAATTTTTGTGTGCATGCTTTGGAACATACAACACCTGATTTTGTTGCAGATGTACTACCTATACAATGGACTAAAAGGAGAGCACAACTTCCAAGAAAACCTTTAGTTGATGATGAATATGATTTGACTCAATTCCATATGACAAAACATGAGGTCTATTTAGGATATAACGAAGTTGGAAAAAGTTATATTGACCTATGGAATGACGATCTACCAGTTGACTATGAGGCAACAAAAAACAATCATTATATAGGTCCTGACATCAAAATTGCTCTCAAAGATAACACAAGTATATTTGATGAAAATTTTATAGATTGGTGCAGTAAGCATAAAATAGATCCTTATGATAAAAAACATGGAATTGGTTTGATCCCAATTGGTAAAATAGATTCAATAGACACAGAACATTTGACAAAAGACAGTAAGGCAAATATAATAATAGAAAGGACAAAAAAATGACAAAAGTATTTGACGCAACAAAATTTAGAAAAAGCATCACAAAGTCTATACAAGGACTAGGAATAGGGTTCAGTGATCCAACAGACTGGATATCAACTGGAAATTACGCATTGAATTACTTGATGACAAGCGACTTCAACAAAGGTATCCCGCTAGGTAAAGTTACTGTGCTTGCAGGTGAGTCGGGGGCAGGAAAGTCTTACATAGCATCAGGAAACATAATCAAGAACGCACAAGAACAAGGCATATTTGTTATCTTGATCGACACAGAAAACGCATTAGACGAACAATGGTTGCAGGCGTTAAACGTAGACACATCGGAAGACAAACTTTTGAAATTGAGTATGTCTATGGTCGATGATGTTGCAAAAACTATATCTGAATTTATGAAAGGTTACAAAGAACAGCACTCGGACAACAAAGAAGGTGCTCCAAAAGTATTATTCGTGATAGACAGTTTGGGAATGATGCTGACACCAACTGATGTAAATCAATTCGAGGCAGGTGAGATGAAGGGTGACCTGGGTAGAAAGCCTAAGGCTTTGACCGCACTTGTGAGAAACTGTGTGAACATGTTTGGAAGTTACAACGTAGGTTTGATAGCGACAAACCACACATATGCATCGCAGGACATGTTTGATCCAGATGACAAGATATCAGGTGGACAAGGATTTATATATGCTAGTTCGATAGTAATCGCGATGAAGAAATTGAAATTAAAAGAAGACGAAAAAGGAAACAAGGTAACAGATGTAAGAGGTATAAGAGCCGCTTGTAAGGTAATGAAGACCAGGTATGCAAAACCTTTCGAGGGTGTGCAGGTAAAAATACCTTACGACACCGGAATGGATCCATATAGTGGGTTGGTCGATTTGTTTGAAAAGAAAGGCATACTGGTACAGACAGGAAACAGATTGAAATACGTAGATCCACAAGGCAAGGAACACATAGAGTTTAGAAAAGCATGGACAGGTGATAAATTAGATATGATAATGGCAAACTTCAAAGAAGAAGCGCCAGAGGAAAACAAAGTAGAAGAGGAGATCAAAGAATAATGATTGACTTCACACATGAAGACATCGAACGTTTGTGGGACTCAGTGGTCCATTACGTGCCTGAAAGACAGAAACTGGACATGGCGATTGACTTCATAAAAAGTTTGGAAGACATAGGTGTAGAACACGATGAAATAAAGGCGTCTGCTGAATATGATCCTAAACTAGAAGAAGCCATCAATACCGTGTTCGAAGAGGAAGACGAAGAGTCAGACGGATACGGAGAAGATGATTAATTGGTACAACGAAGTTAGCAGAAACCTAGCAAAGATTCCTGACTGCGTGGCATACTACGAAAAGGAATTGATGGAAGCCAAGAAGCAGTGTAAGATATACGGAAACCTAGAGAAGGCCGCGGCGGCCTTGCCAGGCATAGTCGAGGAGAGATTTGGACAACTACAACAACTAGAAGCCATACTAGAATACCTGAACATAGAATTAAGAAGATTGAGATCAAAAACTTTCAGAAAGTTTCTCGAAAATTACAACAGAGCGTTGAGTAGTAATGACGCAACAAAATATGTTGACGGTGAGGACGATGTGGTGGACCTGACCAAGATTATCAATGACTTCGCCTTGATACGAAATCAGTGGCTTTCCATAACCAAAGGATTAGATCAAAAGCAATGGCAAATAACAAACATTGTTAAGTTAAGAGTAGCGGGTATGGAAGATGCCAATATCTAATAGAATAATACTGACAGACGTAGACGGTGTCCTACTTGAATGGGAGCGTCATTTCACAAAATGGATGTTACAACGCACACTGTTTGATGAAAGGGGAGCGAGGTATCATCCATACAGACTGCTAGCCGACAAAGAGAACACTTATGAGATGGCAGAACGTTTTGGGTTGACCAAGACCCAAGTACGTAAAGAGATCAGAGAGTTCAACAGGAGTGCCTGGATGGGCACGCAAAGGCCAATGCTAGAATCTCAGACATGGGTAAAACTGCTACACGCAGAAGGTTGGACGTTTGTTCCAATCACATCACAAACATCTGACAAGCCTGCACAAGAACTACGTAAGAGAAGATTAGGAGAACTGTTCGGCGAGCATGTGTTCAAAAATTATCACATCCTAGGCACAGGAGCAGACAAAGATTCAGCACTATCCGAGTTTCACGGAACCGGACTGTATTGGGTAGAGGACAAGCCTCACAACGCACTAGCCGGGCTCAATTACGGTTTAAAGCCTATATTAATTGACCACCCTTACAATAGAGAATTTAATCACCCTGATATCATACGTGTAAATAATTGGAAAGAAATACACGAGATATTATCAAAATGAAAATTTACGTAGGTTGGGACTCAAGAGAAGATATCGCATATCAGGTGTGCGAACACTCAATCAAACGTAGAGATCAGTCGGCAGAAGTCATCCCACTAAAACAGAATGACATGAGGGCACAAGGAATATACACAAGAGAAAAAGATAAACTTGCCTCAACAGAATTCACCTTCACAAGATTTTTTGTGCCTTACCTCAACGACTTCAAAGGCTGGGCAGTGTTCTGTGACTGCGATTTCCTGTGGAAAGTGCCTGCTCATATGCTGATAAAGTACATGGATCCAAGCAAGGCTGTTGTCTGTGTGCAACATGATTACACACCGAAAGAAACAGTCAAGATGGACGGACAAGTGCAGACAAATTATCCAAGGAAAAATTGGAGCAGTATGGTGCTGTGGAACTGTGAACATCCAAAAAACAAAATCCTAACTCCTGAATTCCTAAACGAGCAAACACCAAAATATCTTCACAGGTTCTCTTGGTTGGATGATTCCGATATAGGATCACTTCCTCACAACTACAACTGGTTGGTAGGTTGGTACAGAGAACCACAAGACGGGTCACCAAAAATATTGCACTACACAGAAGGTGGTCCATGGTTCGATGGCTATAGGAACTGTGAATACTCAGATGATTGGAAGAAGGAAGCAATCAATCTGTTCAGTGCATAATGGAACTATACAGCAGACTACACAAAAAATACTACCATGAGAATCCTGAATACATACTAGGCACACTGTTCCGTACGGTCGCAGAATATGACGACCTGTATGAGAACCAAACACGATTTGACGGAGAAGTGTGGACCAAATTCAAAGAGACCCATAACATCCAATGTCAGTTTCATGAGGACTTAACCGACGCAGACCTTACAAGGGATATTACATGCCTATGGTTCTTCAGGGAGAGGTCCGACAGAGATCCAGGCAACGACATAAAACTTGAAGGAAAACGAATCGTGTATGTTGGTAATAAAATATTGATCACTCCATCAAAGGATGTAAAAATACAAAAAAGAAAAACATATTTCCCACGAAGGCCTGTCGTGCAAATAGATGTAAGTAAAGATATGTACGACAACATTAAAGCAGAACTACTAAAATGAGTGAAGGCGCAAGATTTGTTGAAAAGTGCCTGTCTACGGAAGTACAGTTGGAACCATGGCCATACCAGATTATCCATGACACCCTGAGCACCGATGCTTTTCAAAAGTTGAAAAAGAGTTGTGATACAAATCTCAAATATGAAACCAAGGAACTACATCATATATTTCCTAATCAATATAGGGAGTGGGGCATAGACTTCTATGACGAGACTGTAGATATATGCACTAACCTATTGAAAAATATAGATAAACTTGTTGGCGTCTATCCTAAACACAGAACCTATGACAATCTTGGAGTCAATGCCCATGTATCGCTGACACCTAAATTACCATACAAGTTCCACATACACCAAGAAGGTCTGGAAAAAATATGGAGTTCCGTGACTTATGTTTCTCCAGAAAAAAACGTGGGCACAAAAATGTACAAAACAAACAACGCACAATCTTTTGTAAGAGAAGCAGATTGGAAAGAGAACACGACATTTATATTTTGTGGTCAAGCAGGTCAAACATGGCACTCATACGAAAGTGATCAAGACTGTAATAGATTAACTTTGAACTTGTTTATACAAAAGACTAGAAAAAATAAATGCTTTATGGAGTTTGCTGATCTGTAATAAATTTCTGTAGTGCATTTATATCTGCAGATAGGTGTCTAGTTTTTACTTTATCCCAGACAAAATTATCTCGATTATTGATGTTCAGATTTCCACGTACCCTTTTGCCGGTATCGTCGAACATTTTTTTTGCTTTGAAAACAACAGTTGGCAAATACAGGCATCTTTTAATTTTACGTGCAACTTTCTGTGTGTACGAGTCTACGTGCCAGTGCCAAAAGAATGGAGGTGCCAAATAACCTAATGTGTTTATCCAATTTTTATGCACTGCAAAATGTGCCGCCGGTAGTGGAGAGTCTGGCCATAATTTAACTTCGTCATCAAATCTCGCAGTGCCTTTGTTCCTACCGTCACTGGGCACTACCATAAGGATCCTGTCTTGGTACCTGTTAAATTCGTTTGCAATCAGACTGTCCCACCCTTTCGTCTGCACCTGAACATCGTCTCCCATCAACATCACAATGTCGTTCTTTGCCTTGTTTGCCATCAAGTTCCAACTGTAACATGTAGACTGATTTGGTCCTACGACATAATGTTTTTCATCTATAAGGTCTCTGTATTCTTGTAACTTTCGATCGTCTTGGTTCAAGTAGAAAAGAAACTCGGTGGTTCCGTCTTGATTTTCAGTTGCAGTGTCAATAAGTCTTTTTGCTAATTCAGGCCTGCCTCGCGATGGACAACAGAATGAAATCATATTAATTTATTTTTCCAAGTTTCAGGCGTAATATCATTTATTATTTCAAGAGGTAAATGGTATTGAAATTTTTTTGTTCCTCTGGTCCTGATATATTCTGCAGTCTTTTTAACTGCTTGTCTCATGTTTGTCGATGTTTTGTAATCTAACAATTCACGTGCCTTGTCTGATGAACAAGTAGCAAGTTTTACTTCTTTCGGACGATCTTTATGATGTATCGGATCCAAGTTTATCCCAGTCTCGTTAGCACACGCTTCTGCTAGTTCGTTTATAGTGACCGGTTCCTCGTCGGGACCTATGTTGATCACTTCACCAACTACGTTATCATTAAACGCTAATGCATTCAAGCAATACAAACAGTCGTCTATGTAACTAAAACATCTTTTTTGCTTGCCATCCCCATATATGATGGGTTGTTTACCTTGTAACATCCTGTTCAACATAATAGACATCACGTTTCTAAATGGGTCGTCATATTTTTGCCTTGGGCCAACTATGTTGTGTGGCACAGCGATCACATACTCCACACCGTGTGTTTCACATAGGTTCCTTAACACATCCTCGCCTGCCTTCTTTGCTATGCCATAAGGATCCTGTGGTCTACATTCGTAAGTTTCTTTGTATGGCACTTCATCATGGTGTCCATACCTCGCCATGGAAGAACAATAAACGATACGTTTCACTTTGTTCCTGATCGCCGCTGTAATGGTGGTAACCGATGCTTCGAATATATTTCTAGTTACTAGCACCGGCGAAAACACTGACAGTCCTTCATAGGCAGTCGCGGCAGTGTGATACACAATGTCACAACCTTCCATTGCTTTGGTAAGATTTTCTAAATCACAACAGTCAACTTGATGAAACTCAACGTCCTGTGGCACGTTGTCAGTATAGCCACCTATCATGTTATCGTTACCAGCAACAGTGTGGCCTTGTGATATCATCAAATCTGCAAGGTGAGATCCTAAAAATCCTGCAACACCGGTAATGAATATTTTCATATGTCTATTTAAGTTAACCTTTTTTACGCCAGACCACATCCGGCCAAAGTTTAATCATTGGCTTAAATCCTAATTTTGCTAGGTACTTCTCGATTTCTAAGTTACTGCTTCCATATTTTTTTGAGTTGTTGTTCAGTTCTATCATGAGGTAGTCTGCGTTCTCCAGTGTGTCAACGGCTCCTCTCAAGACCTCCATCTCATAACCTTCTACATCTATTTTGATCAAATCAACTTCCTTTATATTCAAACTGTCAATAGTGACCATGGGTATTTTTCCCTCGCCCATAACCCTCCTTGCCTGTGTGAAGTTGTCATCTGACAGTGACACAAACTTTGATTCGTTGCCGATTGCACACTGGTGTGTTTGTACATCGCTAGGTAAGTTCTTAACCAAGCATTCATAGTGCATTGGGTCTGGTTCTATTGCCACAGCCTGTTCACAGTAATCAAGCATGGACATAGTCCATGTGCCCACCCAAGCACCAACGTCTATGATTTTTTTGAACTTGATATCTTCTTTTTGACAATGCTTGATTAACCTGTCTAAGCATTTGTTTTGTGTAAAACTCTTTCCGTCCTGCCAGTCCTTCAAATGCACATCATTTTCTGGAACCCAAAAACCATTAATCTTGATCATAAAACTTTCTCAGGTATTCAAAATCGTCCTTGTATAAGACTTTTATCCTGTCGATCTGCTTGTCAGTAATGTTCAATTCATGCACTGTCCTTCTTAGCCTTCCCTTAGGATTGTATTCAGGAAATACTTTTTGTATCTTTTCTGGACCTTTAAGGAGATCTTCGAATCTGAAAATATGATCATACTTGGCACCTGGTTCCAAAAGCCAACGAGTTTGCGGCATGTAGTTCACTCTTCTCTCGCCTGACTCATACTCGTCCAGCATATCATCTATGCTTGTCCATCCGTGCTTCTTGGCTGTTTCCTTTACAATGCTAAACCATTTCCAAGAACTAAGCACCCTATCCAGAGGTTCACGCACCAGTGTAATGATCTTGTAGTCGTTGATGTCCAGATGTATTTCTTGTAATTGCTTTTTTATTCCTGACAACTTGCCGTGTCTTCCTACTCGCACTGTGTTATGGTTACTACTGTTCATCAGTAGTTCACGTGTACTCCAACGTACCGCACCTGAACGGTCGTAGTTCATACGCCATGAATAAGTGAACCATGAACCACCAGTCCGTGGGATATGCACAAACAACATCTTTGACCACGGATCAATCTGCATTTAGTATCTCCTTCACGTGTGGTAACAGTTCATTCGCCCATGCTTCTTGTCCTTCAAGATTAGGGTGGTCATCTATATCTGACACGTTAAGTTTTCTTTCTACACACCAGCCGTGTTGTGTTTCTTGCGATGTGCCACGTAACTTGTAAAAAAATTTTTCATCCACCTTGCTTAATAATTCGTCACACTCTTTTGTCAATGGTAAGTCGAACCCATTCCATAATGCATTAAACATCAAGTATGGTGTGTTGTTGCTTTTGAAATAATTCTGCATGTAAATTATTTGTATCAAAGTCCTAATTTGTCCTTCCGCTTCTATGGCAGGTTTGTATTCGTTTTTCCATGGTGAAAATATCAAGTCTTTGTATTTTGCCACTTCTCCCGGAGCAATCATTTTCCACGTATGCCAATGTGAACTTCTTTTACTAGTCGTCAAACCTTCACGTCTGTTGTTGCTTGTAAATCCAACTAATACGAAAGAATTTTGCAATTTCGTTTCAAGTATTTTCCTGAATATCATTTCATTACTTGCTCCGTTCTCAGCAATCTTTGTAAACTTCAATCCTAATTTTTTTGCAATAATAGATCCACAAGATTGTGGTTGCTTTGGTTCTATTTTATACCTGCTCATAAATTCTTTTCTTAAATCTCCAGTATGCACAAACGCTCCTGACTTCAAGCCATTCACATATGTTGGCACACCGTTGCCCATAGCGAACGAACATCCAAAATGTATTAAATTATCTATCATAGCAGTCCTTTGTCCATTAAAATTTCAACTGCCTTGCCGTTTTCAATCTCTTCTGGTGTGAACTGTTGGTATGCTAGACTCCAAAGCCATTCCTCACAACCAACAAAGTAAGGGTTCTCTAGGTCCGCAAGGTCCTGCCCTCCCACTTCCTTAGCAAAACTTTCCTTATCACATATGACCGGAATGCCCATGCATTGGGCCTCGACTGCCACAATACTACAACTGGTCACAACACACCAAGCATCTTTGAGATCCTCGGATAGGGGTACTTTGGCCTCGCTCGGTCCTGATGTACCCCTGCCCCTAGGCTTGTGTCGAAGTCTGATAGGCCTGTCCGTATATCTTTTGATCTGCTCTATGGTCTCATTGGTCCAATTGGGCCTGTCGAGGTAATTGTTTATAGAGTCAGAACTAGGACAGACTAAAATGTAAGATCCCTTGAAGTCGGGTGCTTTTATCTTAAGTCCAAACTTTTCAAATCTGTCAGGCTTGCAGTCTTTGATGTAGATTGCGTGTATACGATTCTTACATACACGCCAATAGTGGTTGTCCGGTTTGAGATTGTTATTATCAAATCTTCCGAAGTAAGGCGTGTCGGTGAACCAGAAGTTGTGTTTACGCTGTTCAAGTTTTTTGACCATTTGCATGTTGTTGTTTACGAATCCCCAAAACATACAATTAGGCACTGGGTCTGTGGCCACACTGTTATCAACAAACTGCACTTGTTCAGGCCATGACTTCTGCACGCCGTTGAACACTTCCCATGCTTTGCTAGTCTTGTTGTTAGACGGTGAGTAAATTGTTAGCATCAATAAAATCCTTGAGTTGTTGTGCCCAGTCTCGGTGTCCGTCTGCGGAAGGATGATGGTCGTCTGGTGAACAGTGTTGTTTGTTTTCCTCCGTGTATTCCAAGTGCGAATAGTTAGGTTTGTAATATCTTTGCTTATCTATCAGATCTTGCAAAGTGTAGATGTCTTTGTGTCTTATGTCTCGTTTGTCTCTGACTAACTCTGGATCTGGTAAAGTTTTATACATTACATATGGGTATTTTTTCAACTTGAAATAATTTTGTAGATTTATGGTAGCCTCCAAAGATTCATAGTGGGCCATCTGCTCGAGATCTAGAGTGGCTGTGATATTCAAGTGTTTGAAAAACGTTTGCGTTGCGGAATTTTCCCATGGCTTGTATGATTTCCAGAATGAATGTAGTTCAGGAAATTTATGTTTTTTGTAACCCCTGGTGATAGGAAAATCGTGTCTCATGCCAGAAGTCACGCCAATCACAAAGAAACATTTCATGGCAATCTCAGGATTTCGCTCACACCAAATCTTGGTCGAAATGCTAAGCCTCTTGTTGCCACGTCCGCCTGCACCAAAGTGTCTAGCCTCTTTGAGGTCAAGCATCTTCGCAAGTTCCATTCCAACGTGAGTCATTACACCCTCCTTGGGCCTCGTGGTAAGGAATGAACAGCCGTTAGTAAAAATGTGTGTGGGTCGCATAATATTATAATTAATTATACACTAAAAACACGCATGGCACAACTTGTAAAAAACATTACCAGCATCAGATACTTTCTGGACAGACACGATATGGTGGACAATTCTTACGAAATAAAAATGAATTATCATCCAAAAGCACCAAGTCAATTCACTAGCAACCCAACCTTTGTGGCAGAATTCAACAACTGCTCGGTCAACAGTCTACCGGTGTTGATAACGGAAAACAGGCACATGATCACCGAACATTTGTGGCCGATGTTGGACAGGTACAAACACAAACCCAAGAAGCACCACGGAATGTGGGACAGTTGGGGTGAGGAGATCGACATCAAGATGCCTCCGATCACAAAGCAGTTCGACGGCGCCTACAAATATGTTTGGTTGCCCATAGACAAACACAGCACAGGTAATCCATGGCACATATGGATAGATGTTATCAGCAAGTTCAGGTTGATCGAAAAGAGATGGTCTACAAACTTTGCCAAATACATTTACATCCTTGCCAACCCTAGTCCATACTTTGACAAAGTCGCCAAAGAACTTTTTCCCGAACTGAAATACTATGTTATGCCGGAAGGGGAGACATGGCGTTTCCAACACTTGCTGGCTCCTTCAATGAGTAATTGCAATGATGGCGTGGCCACCCCACACCTGGCTCCATGGTTGAGACATTTCAAAGGCTCATTTGGCGTACCAGAAAATACTAAACCTTTCCGTAAAATTTTTATATCACGTGACAAGGCCAACACTAGAAAACTTAACAATGCCAACGAGTTATTGCTGTCGTTGAAAGGATGGGAATCTGTGACCCTGGAAGACCTGCCGATAAAAGACCAGGTCAGGGTGTTTGCGGAGTCCACCCACGTGCTGGCAACACACGGTGCGGGCATGGTCAACGCTCTGTGGTGCAAAGAGGGGACCAAGATTATTGAGATACAGGACGGCAACATGTTGCACAAGAAAGTGTATCCGTTGTTGTCTAAC